GCATCACGCGGTCGAGGTTGTGGATCTTCGGGTCGCTCTGGTAGTGCTGGATCAACCGCTTCTGGTGGGTGCGGAAGTCGGCCAGCGGGATCGTGTCCGAGAGGCGCCAGTAAGCATGGACGCCAGCGAACGACCGCACCACCAGCGACGGCGGCAGATGGAACGACCTCGGGACGAAGCCATCGGTGTCGATCCACAGGGCGCGCACCGAGCGAATGTTCGAGGCCCGCCGGCCGTGCAGGTCGGTTTCGTTCACCGTGACGAACACGCCAGCGCCGGCCGCGTTGGCCCGCGCGAGCTGGTAGGAGACCGCGGCAAGAGGACCGTGGCAAATCGCCGCCATCGTGCGGTCGCGCCGGGTCGGCGAATCGTCGAACGTCTGCCAGGTCATCGCCGAGAGCGACGAGCCGGTGAGGATGCGGACGAAGGTGGCAGCTTGGGCGAGATCAGGTCGCATGCGAGCCTCCAGCCATCGCCCACGACACCAGCAGGCGCAACCCCGATCGACGCGGAGACAGACACGCGACGTCGGGCCGTACTGATGCCGTGGGCGATAGCAAGGAGGTATGCACGAGCTGTCTCCAGAACCAAACGGCGTTGCGGGCCGTTGCTGGCAACCCTACCCCGACGGGCAGCAGCCGTCAAGAAGGCCGCCAAAAGGGACACGAGGGACAACCGCGGGCCTCGATTCGGGACGCTTTGTCCCGTGGTAAGGGGCTGAGACCATAAGGGAAGGGACACGAGGGACACGTTTTTTCTAGAATGGGGATCACATGATCCAATTACAGGTTGGGAAAAAGGCCCAATTTCTCTAATTAGGAAAGTTCCAGCCAAATCGTGTCCCACGCGTCCCAATGGCCGAAAGGTCGCGCAACGGTTGAGCAAAGTGCGGGACACGTCGTGTCCCTCGCGGGCGCCCACGGTTTACGGTTGACCCTGCGGCGTGCGGCGCGGTAGGCTGCAAGGGTCGCCGCCACCTAACGACCAGGCGGCCCAAGGAGCTCCTATGCCGATCGCCACGTTCACCGCCAAGGAGCTCTCGAGGCTCTCCGGTTTTTCCTACTCCAACCCGGCCTCGCAGGCTGTGGCCACCAAGCTCAACGCTGTGACGGCGGAAGTCGTGCAGAACAACCCGTTTGCTCCGGTGAGCGATTCGGTCGCAAGCGCGGCTGGCCCCGTCACGACGGCGTTCGCCACCAAGGTGACGATCCCGGCAAACACGCTGGCTGTGGGCTCGCGATTGCGGATTACCGCGGCGGGCACCGTGGTTGCCTCGGCTGGCGCGGTCAACCTGACGCTCTCGATCAAGCTGGGCGCGACGACCGTCGTCACGACTGCGGCCTACGACCCGGCGGCCACCAATCCCTTCCTCATCAGCTCGGACGTCATCGTTCAGTCGGTGGGCGCGGGCGGCAAGTTCAACAGCGGTTCGCTCATGGTCTACAAGACCTCGACGCCGTCGACGGTGACCGACGTGGCGAGCGCCTATCAGGCCAACGTCAACACCACCATCGCCAACGACGTGACCGTCGTCGCCTCGTGGGCGGCTGGCGCAGGCGAGACGGTGGTGCTCAACGTGCTGTCGGTCGATCTGACCTACTAAGCGAAAGGAGGGCGATGCAACCGCCCGAGAAAGACGCGCAGGAGTCGCCATCGCCCCTCACTCCGGTGGCGGCTCCTGCGTCTCCCGCGAAGCTCACGGGCAGGCCGACCAAGTGTACGCCCGAGGTCATCGACAAGTGTGCGGCTGAGGTCGCGCGCGGGATGCCAAAGAAGTATGCGGCGGCCTTGGCTGGCATCGACTACGCCACGCTAAACAACTGGGAACAGCGCGGGTCGGAAGGGGAAGAACCTTTTTCCACGTTCGCGCGCGCGCTTGCCGACGCCAGGGCACAGCACATCGCCATGCGCCTCGAAGCCATCGAACGCGGCGAGGGCGACTGGAAGCGGCAAGCGTGGCTGCTCGAACGGCTCGAGCCGACGTTGTTCGGCCCAACGTCTCGCACGCAAGTCACAGGCGCCGACGGCGGCCCGGTGCAGATGGCGGCTCAGGTCGTGGTCGTTCCGGCGATGGCAGCGAGCGCGGACGCTTGGGCGTCGGGCATCACGCTCGACGTGGGCACCGATGGCGCCGACTAAGCCCAAAGTCGCGTGGCGGCCGAATCCCGGCCCGCAGACGTGGCTGGTGACCTGCCCGGTCGCCGACATCCTCTGCGGTGGCGCGCGAGGCGGCGGTAAGACCTTCGGGATGCTCGGCTGCTGGCTCCAGCATCAGGCGACCTACGGCAAGGACGCCAAGGGCGTCTGGTTTCGGCGGTCGATTCCTGAGATCGAAGGCGCTCAGGCCGAGATGCTCAAGATTTTTCCGTTGGTCGGGGCGCAGTACCAAGCGCAGGGCCGGACGTGGGTGTTCCCTAGCGGCGCCACGCTCAAGCTGCGGTATCTCGAGAGCGACCAAGACGCCAACCGCTACCAGGGCCACGAGTACACGCTGCTCCTGTACGACGACGTCGGCACGTGGCCCTCGCCGGTCCCGATCGACTTCTTGCGCGGCACCTTGCGCTCGGCCGCCGGCGTGCCGTGCCGGATGATCAGCTCGGCCAATCCGGCAGGCCCCGGTCACGAATGGCTCAAGGCGCGGTATCTCACGCCATCGCGACCGCTGTCGCCGTTCTGGTCGGATGAGGGCGGCGGCAAGCCACCGATCCAACGCGTCTACATCCCGTCGACCATCAAGGATAATCCCTACCTCGCACCGGACACCGAGGCGGGAAAGCAGTACCTGACGCAGCTCCACCATGCAGGCCCGGCGCACATCGTCGCCGCGTGGATCGACGGCGACTGGGACCTCGAGCCCGGTGGCGCCATGCTCGAGCCGGCGTGGCTCGATAACACCTTCGATGTGCTACCCGAGCGTGGCAAAGGTCGGCTGGTCATCAGCATTGACCCCGCCGAGGACGTCGGCGCGAACAACGACGAGACCGGCATCGTCGTCGGCCTGCATCACGGTCACTTCGTCTATCTGCTGCACGCTGAGGCGGTCAAGCTGCTGTTGGCGCCGCTCGAGGAACGGATCGAGCAGCTCTGTCGCGAGCATCAGCCCGATCTGATTCTCGTCGAGAAGAAGTCGGTCGGCGGCCCGCTCGTGCAGAACCTGCGACGTCGACCAGGTTGGCGGTGGGCGACGCAGGCCCTCGACCCCGGCCGCAGCTCGAAGGCCGAGCGGATGTGGGCACAGGCGCCGTGGTTCCAAGGCGGCCGAGTGCTGGTGCCCAAATCGGCGCCATGGCTTTACGACTACCGGCGCGAGCTCCTGCGGTTCACAGGCAACCGCAAGCTCAACGAGCGCGACAACCGCGTCGACGCGACCTCGCAGCTCTTGCGCTACTTTGGCAGCGGTCACGCGGCGCTTGCGCTCCTTTCGGCATAGCGGCAGGATTGGTCACCATGGCACGCAAGAAGATCGCCGAGCAGACCTCTCGCCGCATGTCCGACGACGCCGCCCGACAGGACGCCGCCGCCGAGCGTCGCCGAGCGCGCATGGAGGACGCCCGCCGACAGGCCGAGCGCACGATGGCCCGCGCCGACGGCTGGTCGTCGCTCTACACCGGCGCCGGCCTACCCGGTCGCGACAAGACCGAGAGCTTCGAGTTCAAGGCCCGGCCTCGCATCGAGTGGAACCAGCTCCAGAACCTCTACCGCCAGAACTGGATCGCAAAGCGGCTGGTCGACGACGTCGTCGGCGATGCCACCCGCAGCGGTTTTGAGATCGACTTCGAGGCTACGACTGAGGACAACCTCGACGACCTGCGCTCCTCGGTCAAGCAGGAGTGGCAGCGGCTGCACGCGATCCAGCAGTGCGCCGACGGCCTCCGGTGGGCGATGGTCTTTCGCGGCGCAGTCGGCCTGCTGCTCACCGACGACGTCCCGGCCGGCCTCTCGCAGCCGCTGCAATCGGGCATGCAGGCCTATACGACGCTCGCGACGCCGCTGCCCGAGGGCGACTTCAGTGCGGTCAAGCAGATCGTGATCGTCGACGCACGCTACGCGCTGCCAGACATCTCGATGTATGACGACGACGTCGACAGCATCAACTTTGGCCTCCCGGTGTACTACCAGGTCACGCCCTACGGCCAGTCGACCAACACGGTGAGCTATCGCGTCCACTGGTCGCGCCTGCTCCGCTTCAACGGCGTCCCCACCGACATGCTGACTCGCGTGGCCAACCTGACGTGGGGCGATTCGGTCTACGAGGCGTGCTTTGACGCGCTGCGTCGTTACGGGATGGCCTTCGACGGCGTGGCCGTCACGGTCTCCGAGTTCGCGCAAGGCGTGCTCAAGATGAAGGATCTTTCGCTCAACCTCGCGAGCGATCAGGTCTCGTCGGTCATCACACGGACGCAGGCCTTCAAGATGGGCCTCGGCGCGTTCGGCTTGGCGCTCATCGATGCCGACGCCGAGGAATACCAGCGGCTCGGCCAGCCGGTCGGCGGTCTCGACAGCCTGCTCGAAAAGTTCAAGATCGAGATTGCCGGCGCCTCGCGGATCCCGCAGTCGCGCTTGTGGGGCAATCAGGCCGGCCGCCTCGCCGGCGCAGAAGAAGATCACCGCCTCTGGGCCGAGTACGTCCACGGCTGGCAGGTGCAGTCGGTCATCCCGCAGCTGACACGGTTGACCAATCTCATCTTCGCGTCGAAGGACGGCCCGACCAAGGGCGAGCTGCCGCCGCGGTGGGTGATTCGCGCCAACCCGATCGACCCGCCCGACCTCGACAAGGAGATCGAGCGGCGCGAACGACAGGCCAAGGTCGACCAGGCCTACTATCAGATGGACGCGCTCGAGCCGGTGGAGATTCGCCAGTCGCGCTTCGGCGGTGTCAGCTACAGCTACGAGACGACGCTTGACCAGGCGATCAGCGAGCAGAAGGCCGAGGCACAGACGGCCGCCGCAGCGCCAGAGCCCGGCCTGCCCGAGGAGTGACCATGGCCACCAAAAAGAGCACCAAGCCAAAGGCCTCCGCCGTCGAGACTCCCGTCGAGGAGCTCGAGGCGCCGGTCGTCGTCGTCACCGTCGACCCGGTCGAGGAAGCGGCGCCGGTTGTCGAGCTGGCCCCAGCCGAGCCGGAGATCTTCGTGCTGCTCGAGCTGCACGAGCGCGAGGACGGCTGGTGGGGCGCTCGCGTCACCTATCCCGGCGGCGATGAACTGTCGTTCCATGCTCCGCGCCGGCCCGGCGTCGAGGGTGCAGCGTACCGCGCGATCCAGCAGCGTGCGCCCGAGCTGCCGCTGGTGATCAAGGTCGTGTGAGACCGCTTCGCCCGCTCGCCAAAGGCAAAGATCTGCGACCAGTTCGCGGCGGTGTCCGCGACGATCCGCTCGCACAGAATCGCGCGCGCCTTGCCGAGCTCGCCAAGCAGCCACCGATCAAGACCCCGCCGCTGCCGTTCCCGCACGCCGTCGAGGACAGCTATCGGCGCAAGCTCCAGCGCATTGCGGACGATGCTTTCCGGCTGGTGCGACCGCTCATCGACGAGCTCTGGCTGTGGCAAGCACTGGCCGATGCCGAGCAGACCCGCACCGACGCCGACGAGCCACCCGAGGAGGAGCTACGCCCGCCGGAGCCCGAGGCGGCCGTGCGAATTGCCCAGCGTGGCAGCGCACGGCAAGCGGCCCGACGAGCAGCCGAGCAGAATCGACCGCACACGTTGGCCGAGCGCGCGCAGCTCACGTTGCCCACCATCGTGCAACAGACCCTTGTCGCCACC